ACCGGAGGGGAACAAATACCCCTCCGTAACTACTATGTTAAGTTATTTCAATAAAGACACAATAATGGAATGGCGTAAAAGAGTAGGTGCGGAAGAGGCAAATAAGATATCTAGGCAGGCGACCACCCGAGGAACCAAACTTCATACTATAGTTGAAAAATACTTAGCTAATGAAGATATGGAAATAGAAAATCCTCTACAACTTGAACTTTTTAAAAATTTAATTCCATATCTTAACAATATAGATAATATACATTTACAAGAAAAATATTTGTATTCAAATCATCTTCGATTAGCTGGTACTGTAGATTGTATTGCAGAATATAAGGGTAAATTAAATGTCATCGATTTTAAAACTTCTTCTAAACCAAAAAGAGAAGAATGGATCGAGGATTACTTTGTTCAAGCTGCTGCATATGCAATAATGTTTGAGGAAAGATATAAAATACCAGTACCAAGAATAACTATTTTAATTGCTGTTGAAAATGATTATCCACAAATTTTTCATAAGAAACGTGACGATTTTGCAGGAAAGTTATTAAAGATGAGAGACAAATACGAATGGTCAACTAAAGACTAGACATTAACGTCTTTATCTAATATAATATGTTTATGCGAAGATACCCTCCCCTAGAAACTTTAAAGCTAAAAAGGAAAAAGCAAATGCTGACTGTTGGTGATAAATTAGAACCGTTTGAAATTGTTGGTGTTAAGCCCGGTGCTCTAACACCCGAAGGTGCTTTCGAGACCCTAACGGAAAAATCTTTCCCTGGTAAGTGGAAAGTTATTATGTTTTATCCAAAATCATTTACGTTCGTATGCCCTACAGAAATCGTTGCATATGATAAATTAAATGGTGATTTTAAAGATCGCGATACAATCTTATTAATGGGTTGTACAGATAATGAATATTGTTCATTAGCCTGGAAAAATCATCACGAAGATCTAAAGAAAACTAATTCATGGATGTTTGCAGATTTAATTAAACAATCGCAGGATTATAATAATGATCGTTATGTTGAAAATGGTTTAGCTGCTACGTTAGGTGTTTTAGATAAAGTAAATGGTGTACCCTTACGTGCTACATTTATTGTGGATCCTAATAATGTTATTCAACATGTCACAGTAAATAATCTTGATGTTGGGCGCAGTCCAGAGGAAACTCTTCGTATTCTTGATGCACTACAGACCGGTGAACTTTGCCCTTGTAATCGAGCAGTAGGTGGTGAAACAATCTGTAGTATTGTTTAATAAATAAAAATATCATCGTATGAAGCGAAGCGAAACGAGGTTCGGACGGGGCTAGCATTATGCCCCCAGGTCCACCATAAAACACATTGTTACAATAACAGGCAAAAGTCTTAAGCTTAAAGTTAAAACTAGATAGTGTGTTTTATAATGGGCCTGAACAGATTCGACGGATCTACTAGTAAATTAGCAGACGGTGCGTAAGGCGAAGGACGTAATCCTAGCAAACTAAATAGACGCAAACGACGACTATTTTTATCAGGACCTTAAGCTAGCTGCTTAAACCTGAAGGGGTTTTGGTAGTTCTTCCTTTTTACCCAAAGAACTGCCTAAAGGATAATTATGTCTTTTCTTAAAAATGGTTACGAAATAGTTAAAAAAGCAATTAGTATAGAACATGCTAATTGCTGTGCTTTAGAATTTCAGTTATTTCATGATTTTTTGAATTATACAAATAAAGAAATTTTAAGTAAAAATGCAGACGATGGACAAGTAAAGAATGCTTTTACCTGGTATTCGCCATTCTTTGGAGAAGCATTACTAATTCATTTGAAATCTAAAGTTGAATCCATTACCAATATGGAATTATTACCTTGTTATAGTTATGGCAGAATTTATTATCCTGGGTGTATAATGAATAAACACAAGGATAGACCAAGTTGCGAAATAAGTGCATCTTTAACTTTAGAAACAATAGGTGAAAGTTGGCCAATACATTTTACCGATCTCAACAATATGGATATAGAATTAAAAATTGATCCGGGAGATATGGTTGTATATCAAGGAACAGAATTATATCATTGGAGAAAAATGATGAAACATAAAAATACTAAGATGCAAACACAAGTGTTTTTGCACTTTGTAAATGCAAATGGTCCTTACAAAGACCATGTTTATGATACTAGACCATTTTTAGGATTTTCTTCAGATTTTAAAAATTCTAGAGTTATCGATCTCTAAAATCGAATCCACACACAAAGGAGACCCAATGAAAAAGACTATTTTAGCATTAGCATTAACAGTTGCTGCTACAGCAACTCATGCAGCCAATTACGTCAGTTTTGATGTAGACCAAGTTAAAGACACTCGTAACAAAGATGAAAGTACTGCCCAGTATTTTCGTGCTGGTAAGGATGTGGCTGGATTAAATTTGGATCTACAAGTTCGTACCGCGGTATTCGACAAGGGCGGAATGCTTAACAGTGTAGAAGTAACTGCAGGCAAAAATATTGCCGGAGTGAATGCTTTCGGCGGTATTGGTTATGACAATGGCTTCAATGGTAAAGTTAATGGTGACTTTACCTATGGTTTAGTTGGATTAAAAGCAGGTGTCCCTATTGGTTCACTTTACGCCTTTACTGGTGTAAAGACTCGTGTCAACTGGGATAATGATAATCCGAAGCAAACTGTAACTTGGTTGGGTGCGAGTATGCCCGTCACTAAAGCCGTTAGTGTCAGTGCAAGTGTAAGTCGTTCATTGCAAGACATTCAGGAAAAAGCTGTAGGTGTAGGGTTAAGAGTTTCCTACTAATATAAGGTTTGGCGGAACCTAAAACCGCCCCTCTAACACACAAACACAAGGAGTAGTAAATGAGTAATATGACACCTTTCGAGATTCGTTTGGAGCTACTAAAGATGGCTCAGACAATGCTTGAGCATGATTATCATGGTAAACGTGAATCTATAAGTAATGATTGGCAAGTCAAGGTAGAAAATGCAAGACATGCTGGTCAAATTCCTCCAGATCATCCTGGGTTTCCCCCATATCCAACAGAAACGGATATTATTGCCAAAGCGCACATACTAAATGGCTTTGTATCCCAACTTCCACAAACTTCAGAGAAATCTTCTAAGAAGTAATCTTAGTGAGGGCTTCTGCCCTCTTATAGGAGAACAAAATGGAAAAGCTTGTGAAGTATTTCTTGGTATGTCTTGCCGCTGTAATTGTTGGCAATCTATTGTTGAAAGTTATTGATCACAAGTTTAATTATTTAAAACAAGAATCAGTTAAACCATCTGTATTTAGCTCATTAACTCTAGAAAAAAGAGAACAACAACTTGAATGTTTAGCTCGTAACATTTATTTTGAAGCGGCTAAAGAACCTTTCGAAGGAAAGGTTGCTGTTGCTCAAGTTACAATTAATAGAGCAGAATCTGGTAAATTTCCTTCAGACATCTGTAAAGTCATTTACCAGAAAAATATTTTTATGGAAAAAGTAGTATGCCAATTTAGTTGGTATTGTGAAACATCAGCTAAAATGCGACCTATGCATACTGCCGCCTACACTGAATGTATGGCTGTAGCTAAGAAAGTATTACTTGAAGGTTTTAGACTTGAAGGATTGACAGAAGCAATGTATTATCATGCCACCTATGTTTCTCCCGGTTGGGGAAAAGAGAAAGTAGCGAAAATCGGCAATCATATCTTTTATAAGTGAGATATATAATGAAAACACCTAAGATAAAAATGCCAACCATTGATATCGAAAAAATAAGTGATTTTTGTAGAACAAAGTTAACTGCTGCCACAGCAGAAACTATTGCCTGGATTGCTGTTATAGTTATCCACGCTGCTACTATTCCTACATTGTTAGCTGTTATGTCCGGCTTAACTGAAAAGATGCCGCCAATAGATTTAGTGTTATTTATTTGGGCTGGATTGTCTTTATTGTTTGTTAGAGCTACTATTCTAAAAGACATGTTAAATATTGTAACAATTGGATTTGGTTTTGTCATTCACGCTACTATTCTTGCACTAATTTTATTTAAATGACTACACTTAAAGAAGCAACTGCCGAAAAACATAAAATAGCTGAATCTTTACCCTTTATTCAATCTATTTTTAAGGGAGAGGTAGACAAGTACAAATATACAGATTATTTGTATCAGCTTCATTTTATTTACTATATTTTGGAAAGCCATGGATCCGAAGTAGGATTATTCGAAGGCATTGAGGATCTTAAAAGAGCCCCAAGAGTAAGAGCAGATTTTGTAGATTTAGCTTCAAAAAATTATAATCATTCTGCCCTGCCTGCCACTAACAACTATCTAACATATCTAGATAACATTTTCTATGATGATATTGAAAACAGACGCCATCGTCTTATGGCGCACATCTATGTCAGACACATGGGAGATTTATTTGGAGGACAACAATTAGCTAAATTGGTTCCGGGCAATGGCAATATGTATAAGTTTGAAAATCTCATTTCTTTAATTACTGAAATGAGAAAACGTATTGATATATCTATGGCAGTAGAAGCTAATATTGCATTTGATTTTAATATAGAAATTTTAAAAGCATATGGCTGATATCTGGGATAAAGCAGAGGAATTAGCATCTTATACTTTAGGATCCTTGCTTCGAACATCTAGTTTTGTTCCTTATAATTTTGATCATACTCAATATGATTTTAATTGGGAAAACTATATTTTCAAAAGTGATAAATTTCGACGAGCACATGTCGAAGTAGTAGATGCTAGAGAAACTAAAAAGATATGGATAATGCATTTTTGTATCTTCCCTCACTATGATGATTCTTCACCTATATTTGGTTTTGATATTGTCTGCGGTAAAGATAAAATTACTGGAATGTTTCATGACTACTCTGTCTCTGGATCATCAAGACATTTTATGCTTGATAAATTTAAGGAAATATCAAGTACATATTATCCAAATAAGAAAAGAGAGTTACCAGAATGGGCTACTCAAATATTTTCAAACAGTATGATAGCAGCAGGCAATTTGGATAAAAATGAATTTGAGGTAGCATCCGAAGTATATTATAATACATTTAGATATTATTTAGCTAACGTTGGAATCACAAGAGATAAAAATAAAGATTATTCTATATCTCAAGATCGATATTGCTACTATCAAAAACAGAATCCTAGAACACCGCATATGATGCATAATTTGGGAGTGAACAAAAACTTATTTCAAGGATACATGGACAGTGTTTTATTTCCAGAAAGAAACGAACGAAATGGATGAACTAAAAAAAGAACTAACAGATTCCATTATTATAACTAAGAGATTTAGATCACCCAATGAATTTTCTCTTTATATTGAAGAAAAGGTACAACTTGAACATTTAGGATATATGGATGCAGTTATTCAATATTGTAATGAGATAGATATAGATGTTGAAGCCATAGCAAAATTAATCAATCAAACACTTAAAGAAAAAATTCAAATTGAAGCAGAAGAAAATAATTATTTGAAGAAACGGGGCAAACTTCCTATATGATTATAATGGACGCATTTGAAGTTTACAAATATTACTTGGCATTGAAATTACATTTTACCACAGACAAATACGACGTTATTAAACAAAAAGGTAAAGTAAGAGCTAGCCGGCAGGCATTCGCAAAAAGAAATGATTTATATGCACTCAATAAAATAGCTAAAAAATATTCAGATGAAGAAGTAGCAAATTTTCTAATAGCAAACTTTGTGTCAGGTGATAGGTGGGGAGGAGTGTTTGATATCGAATCTAGAGAAACTTATCTATCTTGGAAAAAACGAACAGAGGGCCTATCATATACTTTTAGTAAAGATTTGGATAACATTATTCTAGAAATGGAAACCAATAATATTTCTTTTGATCAGATTTTTGCCGTGTCAAAAGATTCTCACCCATATATAATTAAAGCGTATCTGAGAAGAACTATTACGATCGAGACGTTGGTAATTCTAGACCATTTACTAAATCTTGTAGAAAAATATGATAATGAGATAAATGATACAATAGTGTATCCTGATATATCAAGATTAGTAAAGAAGTATAAACCATTTCTAAAATTTGACTCGGAAAAATTAAATGGACTTTATAGAAGAAAATTTGGACTTGAATAGACAAAAGATAAAAGCATTGGAAACACAGATTGCTTTTCATATGGATACTATTCAAGAACTATCCGAATCATTAAAAGAAACACAAAGATATTTAGTAAAACTTGCACATAATCAAATGGAGCTAACTAAAAGAGTATCGCAATGGCCTTACATTGTAGTTAGCCAAAATAATGAGGGAGATTCTGTTTAAAAAATGAGTAAGACCAAAAATTTTGACTCTATAGATCGAGAAAAAAGAATACATCGAATCGAAAAGGGTAAAAATAAAATAGACAAGCATCGTAAGATAATATATAATTATGCATCATCTAAAAGCAATGAGGATGATGCGTTTGATGAATATTTAGATTATGCTTTCAATAATAAAATCAAACGACGTTAATACAACTTATACAACGCAAATACGGAGAATTAAATGGCATTCACATCTTTATCTGAACTTCGCAAATCTCGTAGTGGTTTTGAAAACCTCATGAAAGAGGTAGAAAAAATCTCTAACCCTCAAGGGGAAAAACAAACAGATGATCGCTTCTGGCAACCAGCAGTAGACAAAGCCGGAAATGGTTATGCTGTTATTCGTTTCTTGCCTCAGTCCCCAAATGAAGACTTTCCATATGTTCGCATTTGGAATCATGGTTTCCAGGGCCCTGGTGGTAAATGGTACATTGAAAACTCTCTGACTACCATTGGTCAAACTGATCCGGTATCCGAATATAATACCGAGTTATGGAATTCTGGATCTGAAGCAAATAAAGAAATTGCTCGTAAACAGAAGCGTAAACTTACTTATATTTCCAATATTCTAGTCATTAAAGATCCAGCTAATCCTGAAAATGAAGGCAAAGTATTTTTATTTAGATATGGTAAAAAAATCTTTGATAAGATTAAAGATTTGATGAGCCCTCAATTCGAAGATGAAAAACCTGTTAATGTATATGATTTCGACACTGGGGCAAACTTCAAATTAAAGATTCGTAATGTTGAAGGTTATAGAAATTACGATAAATCGGAATTCGAATCCCCGAATCCATTATCTGAGGATGGTGAATATCTCGAAAAGCTTTGGAATTCTCAACATTCTTTAAAACAATTTTTGGATCCTAAACATTTTAAATCTTATGATGAACTAAAGAAAAAACTCCAAAGTGTTCTTGGTGCTCCAGGGACAACGAAAAGAGCTGAGGAGGTTTCATTGGAGGATGAACCTTTTAATTCGGTTTCTCCTAAGACACAAATTGTTTCTAAACCAACTTCAAAGGCAGTTCCGCCTAAAGAAGTAGACTTTGATGACGATGATGAATCGCTATCATATTTCGCTAAACTAGCAAACGAGGAATAAACATGAAATATTTTATCGCATTATTTGCAGCGATTGGCATGGCCGCATCTGGTTACGCCGCCGAGGCGAAAAAAGAGGAGCCAAAGAAAGATGCTCCTAAAGCTGAGGCAAAGAAAGAAGAACCAAAGAAGGATGACCATAAGGGGGATAAACCTAAAGTCAAACCAATTGGTAAAGATGGCAAGCCTGTAGATGACGCAAAGAAGCCTGCAGATTCAGCTAAGAAGTAAGTATAAGGGACTTAGGTCCCTTTTTTTATGCAAGCACACTATATGCTGATAAAAATCGTTGTGCTGTTATATCGGGATTATTGGGTGTTGCTCTCGCAGCCATTACTGTAGTTTTACTACTATCTATATTGTTTTGTGTAACTGTACTAATATTACCAGCACCAGGAACACTCATTTTCAAATTACTTTTCTCCTTTAAAGATTCGTTTTCCTTCATTTGAGTTTCTATCATCTGTGCTAGAGTAGAGGGAATAGATGTCGGAGTGATTTCTGATTGAAGTAGACTTGAAGCGTCAGTTCCTGGTACTGCTTTTTGTACAGCGGCCATCATTCCGCTGTGTTCTTTATTTTTAGTTTGAATATACTTTCTTGCATCATCATCTGTGACAGATTTTATAAATTCTTCTTTAGATTTTGGATCCTTGATATTGCTTGCATAATCTTGAATTAAATCAAATTTATTTTTTACTATTTCTTCTGAAGTAAATTTAGTTGTTTTAGTGCCTGTTCTAGGATTATAAATTTTTTGTTCTGTTTTAAGTTTACCTTGTACATCTGATGGCAATTTAGAAAATAATAAATCTGTTTTTGCCAGCAAAGCATCTTCCATAGTATAACCATATTTTTCAGAATATTTTTGTTGTATTTCTTCATTATCAGATAATTTTCCAGTGGCTAATTCATTAGGATTTAAACCTATTTGTGCAGCAAGAAGTGCGGGACTGCTCAATACTCTCATTAAGCCAGATCCAGCAGCTTTACCAATATTACCTGCACTTTGCAATCCAGGATACATTCTTCTAGCAAAACTTCCTGGAGCATTTTCTGCCACATAAGCTTTTTTTGCTGGATCCCATTCCATAGTAGTACTAGTTTTTTGATTTAATATACTACTTGCCCCAGCTCTTGCCTCACCTTTAATTATTTTTTCCGAATCTAAAATATCAACGGTGCCCTGAGGTTTAGGTAATCTAGGCATATTAGGACCTTCGACCATTGGAACTCTTGGTGGAGCTGGTATTCTAGGCGGTATCTTTTCTTGGCTAGTAATTGTAGGTTCTGTAGTTACAGTTACCGGGGGTTTATTGGCAGCACTTATTTTAGGCCCTTTGCCCTCATCTGGTAATACTCTCGGCTCAGACTTGGGTGCTCTTTCTCCAGTGGTTGGAGTTTTACCCCTAGGATCAGTCTTTCTGCCTCCAGCCCCACCCGGTATCCCTCCAGGAATCGGCAGTATTGAGGAACCATTATTTAAATTGCCCAATAAAGCAGCTAGTTTTTCCGCTATCATATCTGATAATTCTTCATTATTTTTTCTTCTAAGCATTTCAGCAGTTGGATCGGCTGATCCTGCCATAGATAATGTCTTCGCGGCTGGTTGTGAGGCATTCATTCCAAAAATATATTTAAAAGTATCAACAAAAGGATCCCCCATCCCCTTAACGAAATCTTTGGCATCTTGTTTTAAAGAATTTCCTCTAGTAAATTTTTGCCCTAGAAAAGATGTAGTATATGATTTGTTATAATCTACATTTGGTTTTATATTACCCGAAGACAAAATCTTTTCTAATCTTTTATTCACATTTAAATTAGATTCAGATACTTTTCTAAGAAAATTTAATTCATCTAATATTTTATTTTGCACTTTGGTGGAATTAGCACTAGATAATGCAGACATTAGTTGCGTGGATATAGGTACAGATGAGGATGATTTCTTATCCGTGCTATTATTTAGTAAACTTGGTATTTTAGATTGATTCAAATTATAATCCTGGGCATTTGCCATTTATACTTATCTCCCGGCGGATGCTGCTCGAAGTTTCATTTTTTCATTTTGTTCTTGTATATAACCAACCAACATTGATACGTAAATTTCTCTTTCCCATGGTAACATCATTTCGATTTCTGATAACGAATACTTATGATGTTGTACTAACGAAAAATTTAATTTGTAAAAATTTACAAGGTTTTCATGAGAAAGAGTTAGACGAAAAAATTTTGTAGGCCCTCCAACACTATTTCATTTTCTTTATTACAATTTTCGCAATTATGTTTCATTTCATGTATTACTTTTGGCATAGACAAGAAAAATTTTTCAAGTTTTTCAAACTGATTTTTACTAAAAGATTCGACAAATGCCAATAATTCTTCTTTAGATGAATCCTTGGATTCAAAAATTTCTTCTTTAGTAAACACTTTGTCTATACATGCTGCTACTAGCTCTATTATTTTTTCAGATTTTAGATTATCGTAAATGTCAACTATTTCATTAAATCTAGGATATCTCATAATAACACCAACACTATCATCTATCATAATTTTGTTAGAAAAGTTCTCATCTGATTTTATTATCTTAACATCTAATAAATTAATACTTATATTGTTTGAATGTTCACATTCGCATTTATATACTAATTCTGTTATTTCACCTATGGATTTAGCTCTTAAATTGATGAAAATATATTCAATATCAAAATGAGCTAATTCACTTACATTTAATTTTTTGAAAGTACAGTTATCTATTAGATCTATAAGTATTCTAGTTACTTCTGATTCATCAGACTCCAATGTTGTAAGTAATACTTTGAATTCTTTTACTAAGAACGGTCTATAAACTATTTTTTTGCCAGATGACGGTAGAACCAATTCATAGGTGGGTGTTTCTAATATAGGTAATGCCATAATTATCCTTCATTTTCTTTTATAGGAATCCATTTTCTGTAAGCAAATGTAACGTTTAATCGATGAGGTGTATTTTGAGATGAACTATTCAATTCCATAATTCCCATATTTCTCGGAAATGCTTTTAATAGTTTTATAGAATAGGTTGGCCTATCTAAATCATCCAATTGATTTATTCTAATGTCTGCAGTGTATCTATCATATTGTCCAGATAAACCGTTTTGATATTTTGGATTATAGGTTTCAGAATTTACTATATAGTTCATCCAAGTATCAAAAAATTTTTTCACTCTCATTTCTCTATCAACATAAAAAGTCATTGTGATTGCTTCGCCGCCGTAATCTACGGATATCGGATTTTGATAATTTGGACCATAGATTCTTTGTGAAGCTACACTAATATTCAATGAAGGTAGAGTTGTAATCTCACACATCATAGAAGACAACACAACATCATCCAAAAACACTATGTTTGGTGCTGCCATAATAACTTCAAATTTAGTAGGTCTTGCAACACCCCTACTTCTGATTTCTGAAATAAATTTTTGTAAAGAAAATAAAGCCATTATTGTCCTGATTTTTTTCTAGAATCTAACCATACTTTAGTCTTATCCGCACCTTCAAATTGTTCTATAGGTAGTTGTGAGGCAGTGATCCAGTCTGGATAATCTATCTTTAAAAATCTCGATTTAACATGATCAGATAGATAATGTTTAACCGAACCTGCCAATGGTGCTAATCTTGCATATCTATTTAAAATATTCCAAGATATTTTTATCTTTGTGGTAGAATCATATTTATCGTTAGTCGCAAGATCAGATAAATTTTGTAATAATCTATATCTTACTAAATATGGCATATAGTGTAGATTAATAGCATAAAATCCATCTGACACTGCTCTAAAAGGAAGAGCTAAAGGAAATGTATCATAATAAGGGAGTGTTTTTTTATGTTTTGGATCATAGAAAAACAAATACATTTCCCCAGGATTCACACTAGTTTGCAATTGAGAAGAATTTTGCATTAGACGATTAGGATTGATTCTGGATCCAAGTCTTTTGATTTGACTTTGAAACCATCGGTAAGATTTTTCCACATCCCCTGCAGTAGTTCTAAGATTGGAAAATATATCTTTTTCAGTTGCCATTAGTTTTAATACCTAAATCCTTTTCGGTTAATATCATGAATTTCATTTTTCTATCTTCACAATACTCAAATGCTGCTTTCCATTTTGCTTGATTCACGCCATATTGAAACACTTCATCTATAAATCTTTTAGTTTTTCTTGCAGGAATATCTGGAGGCTTAGTAAATTTCTTCGGTTTTATTTCTATTAAATATTTTTGTATTCTATTATCGCTAGATTTTACTTTCATATAAAAATCTACAAAATATCTATGAACTTTATTGTCCACAGGAGAGATATAAGGTATAATTATGGTCTCTGATCCCCACTCTATTACTGCAGCATTTCCATCGCACCATTTCATAAATCTTAGTTCCCAAAGTGATCTATACACAATATTAGTAATATCTCCTCGGTATTTACCGGGATCGTTCGGTCTAAAACGCCCCTTATAGGTTTTTGTATACATATTTGGATATAAATATAAATAAGTCTTATCATTATTTATTTAAAAAGATGGCAACCAATTTAAAAGCTACTACCAAAGAAACTATCGAAGACTTTAATCAAGCTCGATTTAAAAATTTTGATATCAACAAATACAATTGGAGCTTACACGAATATCCAGAAGGTCTTGGTACTTTGCCAGATTTACAACATTATGTAGCATTTTATGTTAACGTAAGAGAAAAAGCTATAGAAAGAAATCAAGATGCATACAATACTTTCGGCAAGGGTGAGATTGCTGTAACAAGAACAACTGAAAAACTAACAGCAGACCAAATTTCTGGAAAAATAGGTGAGGTAGTAGGTATACAAACAGCATTACTAAGCTTAGGTATAACAAGTGTTAATTCTATTTTTAAAAAATTAGAACCATCAAGTTCTCCCACTTTACCCAATGCCCGTACCGCAGGTGCTTCAGCAACGTCTAGAGTATTGCAAGGTATAGGTGGAATTTTTAAGGGAGCAGCTATTGCCGGATTAGCGGGCACAGCAGCCGGATATACGGCACAAACTGCAGTTGATAACGTACCGATTCTAAAAACTACTTCATTTCTAAGACTAAAGGATGTGATAACTTTACACATAGAAGATCGTCCGACAGTAAAATATGGTATGAATTATGCTGAAGCAGATTTGGGATTGCTAGCAGGTTTAGTGGCTTCGGGTGCTGCAAGTATAGAAACTCTATCTAATCTTGAAAACTATAATTTAGATACTATTTCCAAAAGTGAAGGTGTAGCAGCTATACTTGCAACATTGGCCAAATTACCAGCAGCTGTCGGTGGAGGTAGAGCCCAAGACTTGTTGGGTGCGTCTGCAGGAGTAAATATCAATCCTTTTAGAGAAGCTTTATTTGAATCTATAGATTATAGAACATTCAATTTTAAATATAGATTTTTTCCAAAAACAGAAATAGAAACTAGAAATATACAAAATATAATTAACACTTTTAAATTTCATATGCATCCTGATTTATCATCAAGTAGATTATTTTTTATATACCCTTCAGAATTCGAAATAGTTTATTATCATGTAGATCCAAAAACAGGTAAGAGTAGAGAAAATCCTTATCTTCATAGAATAGGCAATTGTGCTTTGACAGATATGGCAGTTGAATATGGCGGAGACACTTTCTCCACTTTTGATAACGGTGCACCAACACAGATTAATTTAACTTTGACATTTAGAGAGCTTGAACAACTTACAAAACGAGAAATGAGGCAAGGATTCTAATGTATTTCAAATCTTTTCCTTTAACTATGTATAGTTTAGATGATTTGAATTCAGTTCAAGCTATACGAGATATTACTAGAAGAGTAGGATTTATTCAAGAATTTATAGCTAATAATTCCAATTATGATTTGTATGATATTAAAGACGAAGAAACACCGGAGATAGTTTCAGATTTATTTTATGGTAGTCCATTGTTTCATTGGGTAATTATGCATGCCAATGATATAATTGATCCAAGATTTGATTGGCCACTATCACAGGCTAATCTTAAAAATTTTTGTATTCAAAAATATGGCGGCGAAAGTGAAATATATAAAACTAAATTATATACCAATGCCGAATCATATATAGTAAATAGTTATAGGGCTTTAGAAGAATCATCTTTTACTGGTAATAAAGAAGAAGTTTTTTTCACTTTTGAGGAAGGTATAACTTTATTACTTAGAGATCCTCCAACACCCTTAACTGCTGTGTCAAGATTAGAATATGAAACGGCTATTAATGAATCTAAAAGAAGAATCAAAATACCAAAATCTAACATTATTCCTCTTATACAAAATAATTTTATTAGTCAAATTAATAGATGAATGATACTTTAGAGAGTTTGAATCACGCCGGTGACGTGATTGTAGAAGAATTGGTTTTATTTTCTTCCAATGGTCTATATGTAGATTTAAGAAATTTTTTTAGAGAATTAAGTATCTATGAATCTATTTTCGCCCCAGTTATGACTGGAAGTATTTTGATTGGTGACAATAGAAATTTAATAAAATACTTAACTATGACTGGGGATGAACATTTAACTGTAAAAGTTAAAACACCTGGTCTTAAATCGGAATTGACTATCACGAAAACTTTTAGAATTTACTCAATATCTGATAGAAAAATAATTGATCAAAGTACTCAAATTTATGTTTTAAATTTTATATCAATAGAAGGGTTTGTAAGTAATTTAGTCCCAATAAGAAAAGCATTTTCAGGTAAGGTATCAGAAATAGTTGCGAATATCTTTGATGACTACTTTACTAATGTAAGATACGTTACTACTGATGGGCAAAAGATAGAAAATTTAGGTAAAAGTCAATTAAATATCTTAGATGAAACTTCTAATAGTATAAAGTTTGTTAGTCCCGGATGGTCTCCAATAAAATGTTTTCAATGGCTCAGTTCAAAAGCAATACCAAAGAGTGGTAAAGCCTGTAATTATTTGTTTTACGAAGGAAATAAATTTTTCTATTTTACTCCAGTAGAGACAATATTTAATCTAGGAGTCAACATTTCCATAGGAATGTATAGATATTTTCCACCAGGAGTTATTGAATCTACAGACGCGGAGAAAAAATTATTCCAAATACAAAGTGTTAGAATGCTAACCGCTCTTAACAATTTAGAAAACATAACTAATGGATATTATGGTAGCAGAGTCATTGACTTAAATATAATGGATAAAGATTACTCGTATACTGATTATTTTTATCCAGAAAAATTTAACGAATATACTCACTCAGCAGGTTCAGCCAACGAAGGAGCGAATCCTCTATTCCTTAATGGTGCGGTCGTGGCACCTCAAAATAATTTTAAATTAAATTTTGTACATCCCGGATTGCATACAGATGTGGAAGATAATTTTACTGAAAAAATATCAGAAATCTATGGTAATAGAGTATCAAATATTTTAAATTTGTCTAACTACAATTTAGAAATAGTTGTTCCAGGCAGAACTGATGTAGAAGCAGGCTCATTGATGTATATAGATTTGCCAGACACTGGACCTTTAGACGATAGTGATAAATCTGTAGATAATTTTGATCCCCTTATATCCGGGAATTATCTCATCACAAAAATTCACCACAAAATAACTGCACTTTCAAGACATAGTATGATTATGGAAGTAGCTAAAGACTCATTTACTTACACTACAGATGTTTACTAATAAACAGCCGAATAGTTTAAATTGGTGGGTAGGAGTCGTTGAGGATAGAAACGATCCAGAAGAATTGGGTAGATGCCGAGTAAGAATTTTCGGTTTTCACACTGAGGATAAAAATATTCTTCCCACTAAAGATTTACCTTGGGCCTTGCCCCTTCAACCTATTACTTCCGCAGCTATATCTGGTAAAGGGACTGCTCCTGTAGGCATCTTAGAGGGTTCTTGGGTAGTCGGTTGGTTCTTAGATGGTTCTGATATGCAGCAACCCATAATGATGGGTACCATAGGTGGCAAAAATAAATCGAATCCATTTGAGAAAGAAAGAAGAGTAGATAAACCAGAAAACAATTATGTGACGTCTAGTGATGGCAAAATTGTAACAGATGGTTCAGGTGAACCTGTATTAGTATCAAGTGCAGTCAATACCGATCCTGCTACTAAAGATTATATCACAAATAATCTTCCTCCATTAAGCACAGCTCAAATAAAAAAATTAATGGACGAAATCGGAAAATCAGAATCTTCATCTGTGCCCGGTGGTAAACAAAATTATAGAATAATTAATAGTAAGGGATATGTTGGGAAATATCAATTCGGATATGAGGCATTGGCTACCCTCGGGTATGTAAAACATTTTGGATTAGGTGATTCGAGAAACAGGGACAACAGCAATTTAAATAATAATGAGCTTTGGTTGAATAAGAATGGGCTTAAATCTTTAGAAGATTTTTATAAAAATACTACTGTTCAAGAAAATATAATGTTTAAAAATCTTGAATATAGTTATAATTTTTTAAAGAAAAAGAATGTTATAAGCAATACTGATCCTCCAGAAAAAATAGCAGGGTTACTAAGTGCAGCACACTTGGGCGGGATAGGCGGTGCTTTACAATTGGCGACTAAAGGCATAACAGCTTCTGATGGTAGAAAAACTACACAGGATTATTATTCTTTGGGTAGTAAAGCTCTAGGAGGAGATGCTACATTACCAACAGATTCTTTGATAACTGACATTTTTGATTACAATGTAGATAAGAATTCTCAACTATTAAGTTTACAAGGATTTAAAGACCCAAATGCAGTGTATCCAAGACAAGAATATGCAGGTCAACCAGATACTAACAAATTAGCAAGAGGCGTAAAAGATCATCCCTCCATTTCATTGAAAGATAATACAAGAGCAACTGAAGTAGGACTAGCCAATTCAAATAAAGTGTGGAGTCAACCCGCAAGTCCATTTGGTGGCGTATATCCTTATAATCAAGTATTAGAGACAGAAGCGGGGCATCTACTTGAATTTGATAATACTCCAAACGGTGAAAGAATAAATATTTACCATAAATCAGGAACATTTATTGAAATAGACGTCAATGGAAGCAGTGTTAGAAAAACTATTGGTGATAGATATGAAGTCATAGATAATAACGATTATATTTACGTCAGAGGTGCGCATAATTTAACCGTTGATGGTTCTACAAAAATTTATGTTAAAAATAATGCCGATATACAAGTTGTTGGTTCAACCAACATAATAGGCAATAACGATGTAAGTATAAAATCTGCAGGTATACTAAATCTAATAGGAGAATCTGTAAATATTTCTGCTAAAAAGGGATTCTCCATAGTTTCAGATGAACAGCTTAAAATTCAAGGCAAAGAAGTTAATTTATTTTCGAAATCTAATAATTTAACTATAAAATCTAGTTCCAAATTAGTTTTACAAGGAACTGAGTCTACAAGTATTGATGGCGGTTTTGAATTAAAAATGGATGCCAGTGTAGTAAAAACTAAGATGGGTTCTACGAAAATTCAAGAAATCAAAATCCCAGCTATAGACCCGCCTGAAAGAATAACCCCCGTCATTGTAGAAAAATCTCCTAAAAATGGTGTAGAAACTAATCAAACAACTTTTTTGCATGATGATCCTGAATCAGCAAATTCAAGTGCTGCGAAACAATTAAGAGACGATAAATTGCAAGAAGGATTGATAGAAGATGCAATATATAATGTTGCAGGCACAGATTCTGGTAACGGTTCTAAGCCTTCTTCTATTAGTAGTGCTGTCATATCTGCTAATTGCTCAGATTTTATTTCATTTGATAAACAAAATAATTTTCCAAAATCTATTAAATTATCTCTTAATTTCGTTCTAGGAAATTTTGTGACGGTAGACCCCTTGAAAGCTCAATTGGGATTAACTAGAGCAGATATAGTATGTAATATTAAATTTTTAGCAGAACAGATAGAACTTATTAAGAAAAAGTATCCAGACGTAATTGTCACTTCTGGATTCAGAGAAGATGGAAAGCTTTTTTATAATAAAACTACAGGTAAAAACGAACCAAGAAGAGAACAGGATCATGGTAGGGGTATGGCAGCAGATCTTCAGTTTCCTGCATATTCCTATCCACAATATTTTACTATTGCAAAATGGATAAGAGATAACATTCCTCACAAACAATTGCTATTAGAATTTGAACGAAGAGGTACTATAGTTATTTCTTGGATACATTTTGCCTTTGATAAATCTGGTACTACGTCAGCAATGAAAACAGGAACTATGGTAAATCATGTTGTAACAGCCAAAAATCAGTTAGTAAATTATTTTGGATAATAAATATTTAAATGGCAACCGTAAATAGAATAATCAAAGAATTTTCAGACTTGGATTTGTTATTTCAAGCGCATCCCTACACAAGAGACGTAAATAGAAAATATAATATAGATGCTATAAAAGCATCAGTAAAAAATTTAGTTTTAACTAAAAATTATGAAAGACCTTTTCATCCAGAAATAGGTTCTCAGGTAACTCATATGATGTTTGAAAATTTTACGCCAGCAATAAAAAATGCTGCGGAAAAATCTATAATGACAACTATAGAAAGATTTGAGCCTAGAGTTAGATTGATCTCTGTAGAATTAATAGAAAAACAAGACACCAATGAAATTTTAGTAGAAATAGTGTTCGCACCAAAAAATATAGATACGCCCATTACAATAACACAAACTTTAGGTAGATTAAGATAATGGCAAATCTTAGAGTTTCGGAATTGGATTTTGATGACATAAAACAAAATCTTAAAACATTTTTAAGTACATATAGAGACGGAAACGGAGATCTTGTTTTCTCAGATTATGATTTTGAAGGCTCGGGATTATCTGTTTTATTAGATTTGTTATCATATAATACACATTATAATGCATATCTGTCCAATATGCTTATAAATGAGATGTTTTTAGATTCATCTGTAAAAAGATCATCAGCTGTTTCTATAGCAAAACACTTGGGGTATACTACAAGATCAGTAAGAGGATCAAGAGCCATTATTAGTTTTACAGTATCAAATCCTACAGGATCTCCAACCTCACTGACTCTTGACAGATATACCCCATTTACAACTACAATTAATGGTTCACCTAGAACTTTTGTAAATATTGAAACTAAAAATATTCAAAGAGTTTCCGATGCCTACACTTTCACAGATATTCAAATAGTAGAAGGTGTACCTTTAGAATTTGTTTTTAGAGTTAGAAATCCCGGATTATCTGAAAAATATGAAATACCGAATCCTGATGTAGATACCTCCACCATGTTGGTGACTGTGCAAAATTCCAACACTGATTTAACAACAGACACATTTACCTTGGCGGATGATTCTTTAGGATTGGATGGCACATCTAAAGTATACTTCTTAGAAGAAAATCCAACAGGATTATATCAAATAGTATTTGGTGATAATATTTTAGGTAAAAAACTAAGTCCCGGCAATCTTATTAAGGTACAGTATTTAATCAGTAGTGGTTCGTCAACAAACGTGTCAGGATTAATTAATCAATCCTTCAGTTCTTCAGCATTAGTCGGCGGCGGACAAATAACTGGTGTTACGGCATCTCAAAATTCAGCCTATGGTGCGGATAAAGAAACAATTACTGAAATTAAATTTAACGCTCCCAAGTATAGATCATCACATAATAGAGCAGTAAACTATAACGACTACAAGGTGTTAATTGATTCATACAATCCGGGATTGATAGATTCGGTAGCAGTATGGGGCGGAGAGGATAATATCCCTAGAAAATATGGTAAAGTAATGATTGCTCTAAGTCCTGCTCAAGGATTATCTATCACCGAAAAAGTTCAAGATGAGATAACTGAATTTCTCAGGAATAAAAGAATATTATCAGTTAATCCTGAATATGTTAATCCAGAATATTTTTACGTTAATTTGGATATTAATGTAAAATATGATTATAAAACTTTATCCATTACATCAGATGATTTAAAAAATCAAATCATACAAACTGTGGAGACATATTTTAACACAGATCTGAAAAAATTTGATAAAGATTTTATCTATTCAAAACTATCTAAACTGATTGACAACACCAATCCGTCAATACTTGGCAACTTGATGTCTCTAAAAGTCCAAAAAAGATTAAAACCTATATTAAATACAAACAATCTACTATTAGGGAATAATAGTATAAAGTTTTATATAGGTATTATGCCTGGTAGTCTTAGTTCAACTAGATTTGCTTATCTAAATGATTCTATAGTATATTCTGTCGTGTTAAATGACCTGCCCAATGACTCTACACCTAATTATACTGGTACTGGAATAGTAAGATTAGTTGATCCAACAACTTTAGAAATAGTAAATACCAATTATGGAACTATTAATTATGGAACAGGTGAAATAATAATTCCCGCACTCAATATCTATGGTTATTATGCTAACAGTTCTGATCTTAGAATTTTAGTTCAACCACAGAATGATTTTTTAGATGTTGCAGTAAACTTCAATCAAATTATATTACTAGACGATAGTACTTTGGATGTTAATACTGGTAGTTCAGCAGGCCTTACAGTAAGTATGGTACCAATTAATGCCTAAACTTTATAGTAACACTTCATCTTTAGTTGCAGGACAATTACCAGATTACATAAAAGGAGATTATATTTCCTATGTATCTGGTAGTAATATAACAAATGCTGACTATTCTAAATTTATTCAATTCGTAGAAGCTTATTATAAATTTTTAGAAAAAGAAACGAATCCCACAGAAGTATTGCAAAATGCAAAAGAATACGCTGATGTAGAAACAACTTTAGATACGGCTAACGTCTCACTAGTAGAATCATTTTTTAAGAATTATGGTAATGATATACCTAGAAATTTAATAACTAATAACAAGAGTTTTGTAAAATTTTTTAAAGATATATACAAAACAAAAGGAAGTGAAGAAGCTGCTAAATTATTATTCAGAGTTTTATATAACACTAATGTAGAATTCCTTTATCCTGGCAATTTTGTACTAAAAACATCAGATGGTAGATGGGTTAGGCAAAAGACATTATTAGTAACGCCTGTTAATAATTCAAATCTATATCAGTTAATAAATACCACGGTTACAGGTCAGGACTCAAAAGCTACTGCTAAAGTATCTGATGTTTTAAAAATTCTTAAAACTAATAGATTTTTTAGTTCTACTGCAATAGTAAATTCTGATGTAGAATTTTATGAATTAACTTTAGAAGGTCTCGAAGGAAATTTTAAAAGAGAAACAATAGTTTCTTCATATTCTTCAAATATTAAAGCCAATACAAATTATCAATTAGTTGGTGTGGATATACTGGACGGGGGAGCAGGTTATACTCTTGATAATAGTATAAATTACAGTGGCTCGATTTTAAAAATATCTAAAATAGATGAACGTGGTAGTATTAAAAATGTTTCAGTAGTTGATACTGGAGTATATTTTGTTGATCCTTCTATCACTGATAGTTTTACTCAATCATTTTTATCTATTGGACTATCTACTTCCAATAAACTAATTACAGGTAATGTGAAAATTACTGGTAGAAATGGAACATTTGAATCAAATGTATATCACAAACTTAAAAAACAAGATACTATAATATTAAACTATTTTGGCAATACTAATTCCAATTTAAATAATGTGTCTAATTCTACAGTAGTATCTAAAATATTAGACGATAATAGATTTAGTTTTTATTTAGATATCTCTGCTAATACAAATCTTAAGTCTAATGTTTTGATAAGTAAACCAGCTAGTCTAAATGCTAATCTAGGTATAGTAAAAATTAGTGATGGATATTATATAAACAATAAGGGAAGATTATCGGATAGTTATTATTTACAAGGATCTTTAGTAGATGCGCCTGATCCAAGTATACTATATTATCAACCCTTTTCATATGTTATACGAAGTGAACAATCCACATTCAAATGGAGGGAAACGGTTAAATCAACTATCCATCCTTCTGGGGTTGAAGTATTTGGTGATGTTTTATCTATCAAAGATACCAGTATAGTAATAAAAGAAACTGGTAAATCTGAAATACAAGATTATTTAGGATTGACTGCTGATTACGAAAATCTAGAAATAACTGCGGATGGTACTTATTATACTATACCAAAAACTGGTTACAAAATTCCAATTAATGCAGATACCGTTATTTTAATATTCGGATACTTATAATAAATATTATTTAAGATGCCTCAACTAATAACAAAAAATTTTAGAACCTTTTTCGCCAATAGTTTTATTAATTCATTGGCTGATGCTGATACTACCTTATATGCGTTTATTGGTAAATCTACGCCTTGGAGTAATGAAAATTCCCCAGATACACCTGCAAATAATGTGATATCTGAAAAGGATGCCTGGCATGATATGATATCTTTGAAAAAAATAAATTCAAATGATATGAAACTAGTTGTGCCAAGAGTAAATTGGGCACCCGGCGTTAGATATACTAGATATGACGATAAAAGTACTAATCTTATTGGTAGTAATTTTTACGTATTAGTTTTACCTCAGTATAGAGTTTATTTATGTATAGACAATAATAACAACGGGTCATCTGTTATAAAACCATCTGGAATTAATACAAATATATTTACTACAGCCGATGGTTACAAATGGAAATATCTTTATTCTTTATCTGATAATGATATTTTAAAATTTTTAACTAATAGTTATATGCCGGTCAATATAGATGAGAATGTTTCAAGTACTACTGTTGGTGGGGAAATAAGAAGTTTTGAAATAATAAATTCTGGTAATAACTATAACAGTGCGGTAATAACTATTAAGGGCAACGGAGTATCGTTCGAAGGTACTCCAGTATTAACTAATAACACTATTACAAGTGTAAACATAACTAATCCGGGATATGGATACACCTATGCTGAAGCTATCATTACAGGTAATGGAAACAAAGCTAATATAAGACCTATACTCACTCCTATTAAAGGTCACGGTAAAAAAGTTATAGAAGATCTTGGAGTAAAACATGTTCTAATTAACTGCAGATTCAACTATGCTGAAGGTGCTGAGGATTTCCCCATAGTAAATGATTATAGACGAATAGGGCTGATAAAAAATCCTTTAAATAATCAAGGAAATCTTGCTTCCAATGCCACATTATCTGCTACAGGAAAAATTACTGCTAGAAGATTAACAGGATCCTTTATATTAGATGAAAAATTTTCGGGAAACGTAAATTACGGAAATGGTATAATTCTTAGTGCTAATTTAGTTGTTCCTAACATTATCATAAAATATACTACACCAAAAGAATTATTTTCTGGCAATTATAGTTTTTCAGTCAACGAAGGTATCACTGGTCAAAATTCTAGCGCATTTGCAAGAGTACTACGTATAGAACCACCTGAAGTACAAAAATATTCAGGCGAAGTATTATACATAGAAAATAGAGAAAAGATAACTAGATCATATGATCAGTCCGAAAACGTTCATATAGTTATAGAATTTTAAGGTATAGAAATGGCAATTGTAAACATTACAGGTTCTCCTTATTATGATGATTATACTGAGAATAAAAATTATCAAAGAATCCTATTCAAACCTGGAGTTTCAGTTCAATCTAGAGAACTGAATCAAATACAATCTATTTTCCATAATAGTGTATCTAAAACTGCAGATGGTATCTATGGCGACAATGCTAGAATTACCAATGAACCAGTAAGTTATACTATATTAGATGATGCACATAATCAACTAATAAGATCAATCAAATTAGAAGGAGCGGGCTCAAATGTTTCTTCATACGTTGGAAAATATGTTACTGGGGTAACATCAAATACTATTGGATTAATTAAATTCGCATTCCCAAAAGATGATCCAGATTTAGGTGATCCAACCACATTAGTAATATCAGTAGAATCATTTAATGGAATTCTAGAATTCGGTGATAATGAAACTATAAGAGTTTACAATACTTTTGTTGATGCATACAATAGAACATCAGCAATAGCAGCAACCGAAACTACTACTACAGACGTTAATATTACTGGAAGTGCAGTTGCTTCAGCATATGATGATGAAATTACCTTTTTGAGTTTATCCAATACATTACAAATAGGCGATGAATTAGAGTTGCCTCCAGAATTTAGAAAAGGATTAGTTGTAACTAAACTAATTGGGTCATCTGGTGTTAGGTTATCCAATTCTCTTAATGCTGATCTTAATAATTCTATTCCAATCAAAATAAAAAGAAAAAATACTTGTGCCACCTCTATAGTAACCATTTCCCCCGGCGTATATTATAAAAAGGGTTACTTTACTAAAATAAATTCTCAATCTATAGTTCCAAGTAAATACACTTCTCTACCCACCAAATCTATAATTTTAAAATATTCCGAATCTATTATTGATTATGCTGATGATTCAACATTATTAGATCCGGCTTTTGAAAGTTCAAATTATTTAGCTCCTGGCGCGGATAGATTTAAAACCACATTAACTATTGATTCTGTAGATTTAAATAGTAATGGATTGCCCGATACTTTAGATGATTATATAGAAGTAGTAAGATTCGTCGAGGGGCGTCAAGAATTTGTAGAATCTTCTAGAAACACGTTACCAGTTTATCTTAATAATATTCTAGCGGATAGAACTTATGATGAATCAGGCAACTACGAGGTAGTGCCTTTTAGATTATCAGCTAAAGGTTCATCGTCTGACGATACATATGCCAAATTTCATATAAATCAAGGCAAGGTAGTAGTTGGCGGACAATTTATCGAAACTATTGGCCCTACAGAATTAAATATACTTAAATCTAAAACATATGAAAATGTTGAAGATATTTATTTGAATGCTAATCAAGATGGTTACGTAGTAATAGATACGCCGTCTTTCGGTTATATCGACCCAAATAAAGTGAAATTTTTCGATGTGTTAGAATGTCATAATACTACTGACAGATCATCTATGACAAGCCCTGGAACTCTAGTAGGTTTATTATTAGTAAAACATATAGTTTATGATAGTGGTGAAGGGGCAAATAAAAGATATAGATTATATCCTTTATGGTACTATCAAGCATCATCCACTTTAAGTGTATATGACATAAGATCCTTTATAAGTAAGCAAAACGCCTTATCCACTATAGGCAATAATACTGGCACATATAATTCCCCGAAATTTTTTGCTAATGTCAACTCCACTAAAGGTATTGTTGACGGCAAACTTTATGGTTATGATCTTGGATCAAAAACTAGATTAATATTCCCGATAGACAATAAATTCCTAAAAAGTATTTCCAACATACGAATATATTATAGCAAAAAAATAGAAAATCAAACTGTTTCCGGAAGTAGTGTTACTATAAGTTTAACTGGAAATGAATTTTTTGTTGGGAATGCCGGAGTAGTATCAACTGATACTAAAAGAAGATACTATCAAGCATTAGTGAGATCAAGTTCTTCCGGAACTCTTGTTGCAGGTCAGCCAATAGATGTAGATAACTTCACATTCACTTTAGATAGCACCAAAACATCTTTGACAATAAATTTAAGCACTTCTTTAGTTACAGGGGCAATAGATTTATTTGTGACAGTATATAATACTGAACTGCCTAGAAAAATTAAAACGCTAAATAGAAATTTTCCTACCGAACCTATAAGTATACTTTCTTCTAATTTCCCATATAGTACATATAGATCTGATGTTTATGCTTTAAAGGGAATATATTCAATAGGTAGTAATTCTTTTCACAGAGAATATAACAATAGCACTGCTTATATAACAAATGACTTTGTTTCAAAAGATGGATTAATTTATAGAGCAGTGGCTGGATCTACTGGACAACCAGTAACTAATAAAACGTATTGGGCAGAAGTTACTAAAGAGCCATCTGGAATTTATTCATTCAATTATATGAATAAAGATACTCATTACGAACACGCCACGATTACATATAAAGGAAATATTCAACAATATAATCCTGGTAATGTAATTTTAATGTTGGATTATTTTACTCATTCTGGCACAGGAGTTATTGATTTTTCTTCTTATCCAGCTTCTATTCAAAACAATATACCTTTATATAGAGCCGAGGATGGTACAGTATTTGATTTGAGACAATGTTTTGATTTTAGACCAAAAAAGAATGATACCAATGTAACTGCTAATGCTTGGGCTGATTTTAATTCTAATACCTATGTTATCCCTAACCCTGTTTTAGAAAACGCTTTACAAATAAATTATGATTACTATCAAGCAAGAATAGATAGATTATACTTGTTGAACAGACAAACCACTAAAGATAGTAAAGGTTATAATTTTCATATTGTCAAAGGTACTCCAAGTTTATATCCCGTAGCGCCTAAAGATGAATCTTCTAAAGATAAATTTTTAATCGGCACACTTAAAGTACCTCCGTTTACTAAAACTTCGCATGACATAGAAATAATTTATAATAGTGCTCCTCGTTATACAATGTCTGATATTAATACTTTAGATAAAAGACTTACATCTTTAGAAAAACGAGTAAAAAAACAAGGATTGGATATAGTAGCTCTTAACAATCAAGTTTTTGACAGGGGCAATACAGAACTTTTACTTTTCAAGACAGGTATTTTGGTCGACGATTTCTCAAGTATTTTAACCAATGATCTAAGAAGTCCACATTCTACATGCACAGTAGATATAGTAGGCAGAGAACTTAAACCTTCTTATTCAGCAGTTTCGTATAATTTATTTTTTGAAAACGAACCAGATTTAAATGTAGAATATGATATGGTAACATTTAATGTATTAGAAGAAGAATCGTATATAAAAGTTACTGAACCTACTTTTACTAGATCTTCTTCCACTAATAATGATCAGACATTAGTATCTGTATCTACAGTTAATCCAAATGATGGAGGATTAAAATCTGTAGGTTCCGGATTTATCTCAATGCCAGATGTAGCAGTCCTCGGAGTAGCAGGAGCTGCAGCACTATTAGCTCCACAAATTGGCTCAGCAGCTATAATAGCAGGTGGAAAACTTTACGAAGCAGCCGAAACTGGAGTAACTTTAGTTAAGGCAGCAGGAGAAACTTTAGCTGAAAGTGTGGGATTAGGATCCGCAGAGGGTGTCAGTGCCAGTGGTCTTATTTCTACAGCTTCAACTGCTTTGGGAGAAGCTGCGGGGTCGTTTGCAACATCTGCAGGACTTGGTTCTACTGCGTCTGGATTATTAGCTTCTGCAGCAAGTGCTGTCCCATATGTAGCAGCCGCTTATGCTGGTTATAAATTACTTAAGAAGATTTTTAAGTGGTCTGACGAAAGATTAAAGAAAAATATAGTAAAAATTTACACAGATAAATCAGGTATAAACATATATCAGTATGAAATTTTTGGTATAAAAGAAATTGGGGTTTTAGCTCAAGAAATAATGGTTACCCATCCTCATTTAGTTATTAAAAAAGATAATCTATATATGGTAGATTATGATAAGTTAGAAAAATTATTATTAGGATACTAAATGTCTATTAATACTATTATAGAGGCTTTGAATACTCCAGCTACTCAACAATCCTATGTTGATTTAGTTGGGCTTATTCTTAGAGAAAGACAAATAAATACAGCCAATGCTAATGTTCAATATAATTGGTTAGGCAATGCGTTGACAGATGTGTCTAGAATAATGATTTCTGACGGAGTAAGAGTACTAGGCATTAATAGTATTGAGTCATCTAGTAATTTTGCCAATTCTCTTATAAAAAGTCCAGGATCTGATTTTTATGATACAGGAGTCCTAGAATCATTTAATACTATGCCCGGTAATGTAGGGGCCAACGTTTTTGTAATAAATTCTTATAATGTTTTAATACCAGAAAAAGATTTTGCGTTTGCTAATGCAGCAGCCAATACAAATATTATTAATCAATCTTATTTGAATACTTATACTAATAGCTTACTATCTAATAGTAATGTATATGCAAATTTATCTATAAGAACAGGTTTGGATTATGCGTTATCAAATAATTATTTACAAGCCTATAGTTTTACTGCCAATTCTTTAATTTCGGAACAGGATGTTGAAACTATAGAAGCAGCTTTAGAATTAGTATTAGGCGATACCAAATCAACAACATTAAGTGTTTTAGGTGGAGGGTTATAATGGGATTTCCTGCTATTCAGCAAGAATTTTTAATATCTACAGACTATCCGGGACAACAATTATTTGTTGAAATAAATGGTATAGATTTTACACAGTGTGCAGCGCAGTCAGGTAAAAATTTTGGTGACGGATTAACTACTGACCCAAATACCGGCAGACTATCCGGACAACTAGTTATAGTTGATACTTTAGGTTTAGATATACTTACCAAACCGGGTACTGTTTTCATTGATTTTGTAATTAGACAACCGGTAAATGACACCACAACAATAACTAAAAACAGTGGTGTCAGAGTTTTTCAAGAAGATAACGGAAACGTAGATAGAAGAATTTTAGCTGCTCGTATTCCAATGAATATAATTGGCCCTAATGATTCTTCGAGAACTCCCGTAGTAGTGGATAACAATACAACCATAGGGATTAAAGATACAGGTCTTACTAATACATCTGCAACTACAACTAATACAAATAATGATAATGTTACGTCAACCAGTATAAATCCATTGGCACAAACATTTATAATAGATGGTTCAAATTATAGAAATGGTATTTTTTGTACTTCAGTGGAGTTATATTTTTATTCTAAATCTACTACCAATGGTGGAGATATTAGAATAGAATTAAGAGAAGTTCTAGAAGGACTGCCCTCAAATCGAGTAGTTGATGGTACATCTGTGTTTCTCGGACCATCAAGTATAAATGTTTCTACATCTGCACCATATACTTCTACCAAATTTAAATTTAGTTATCCTGTATATTTGTTTCCAGGTAAAGAATATGCTTTATGTATTAAAGCTCCCGATGAAAATTATGGCTTGTATATGAGTAAAATAGGAGAATATACTTCTGTTGATTCTACAAATACTCTTTCTAGTAAACAACCTAATGTAGGTAAGCTTTATAAAATGACTAATACTGGTAGTCAGATAGAAGAAACCGGGACTAGTATTTTATTTAAAATAAATAAAGCAATTTTTGAAACTGGTACTAAATCCTTTGTTAAACAAAATTCAAGTGTGTCACCTGCAAAATTTCTGTATCAAGCTGCAGCTGTACAAGTAAATAGTAAAAATTTCGGTAGTGATACTGACATAACTGCAGAATTAATATCAAAAGATATTGCCGGCACTGAATTTACTGAATCCTTGCCCGTAGGATCAATAAAAATTTTACCTTCATATAGAATAGTAAATGAAACAGGCGATGCAAAAGTAAAATTTACTATAGAAAATAAAGATAAAAATATTAGTCCGGCATTGAATATGTCATCTCTTACATTTACAACAGCTAAGTATGAAATAGATAGTATAAACGATCAATCAACAGTAAGAGAAACTGAAAAATTTTATCTGAATGGTATTGGCAAATCTAAGTACATTAGTAAAGTAATAACTTTGAATCCAGACTTTGATTCTACAGGTTTGGAAGTAAAATTAAATGTTAATAGAAAAAATAATACTGATATAGATGTTTTCTGTAGAGTAAAGAGCAATTTTGATAACTCAATAGATTCTAAAATAGAAAATCTAAATTGGGTTTATATGCCTATTTACAGTTCTGCAAATGCTAAGAGTTTTTCCGGAACTAATTTTTCAGTAGTCTCACCTACGAAAGTTAGTGTTGGTTTAGATGATACTATTTTTGTTCCCGAAACCTATAGAATTTTAGAAACAGACAGTGCAAATTTATTGTATTCATCTAATGTGGGCGGGGTAGTCACATCTTTCAACACATTTAATCAGTTTCAAGTTAAAATAGTAATGTATGGTGATAATGAAAACGGGCGTGTGCCAAAAGTAAAAAATTTAATTGCAACGGCAGTAATATAATGTTAATTAAGATAGAAGATGAAAATCAATTTCAAAAGAACGTATTGAACAATTCCTTATTGAATACTGATAGAGTAGCTTTAAGTGAATACAAAAATAAAATTAAATTAAAACAAAAAGTAGATGGTTTGAGTGAAGAAATAAATATAATGAAATCTGATATATCTGATATCAAAACTATGCTTATTCAATTAATTAATTCGAAAAAAACGGAAAATTAAATGTCATTTTGTTACATAAACATAGGCTCATCTGCTAATGATGGATCTGGTGATCCGTTACGAACTGCTTTCAATAAAATAAATGATAATTTTAATTATGTTATTGGATTAACCGGCAATGTCTCATCCAATGTAAATTTGGCTGGTTATGCTACTATATCATATGTAAATTCTGGATTAGCAAATGTTTCTGGTGTTGATTTATCTACATTGAATAGTGCCTTAGCAAACGTAACATCGGTAAATTTAAGTAATCTTAATAATGCATTAGCTAACATAAATGTTACTTTGCTTAGCAATGTAGGAAACTTGATTGCTGCGGTAACTGCTAATACTCCTCCAAAAATTGGAATAGTTTCTAACTTAGAAACGTCTGGTACAGTAACAGGCCAAACAGTTTTAAACAATAGTGATAATGGATTATATGTATGGAGCGGTTCTGCATGGATAACAGCGAGTGCAGCCTTTACTCCTAATGCTAATTCAATTGCCAGTGTACAAGTTGTTAGTTCCTTGCCTGTTTCAGGCAACTTTGAAGGACGTCAAGTATTTCTTAATGGTAAACTTTATATTTACAGCAGTAGTCAATGGAAATCAGCAGCAGAAGCATTGACTCCGACTGCTAATGCTCTTACTGGTATACAAATTTTTACAGGCGCAAGTTTGCCTGCCACAACAGCAGCAGATAGTGGCAGAACACTTTTTTGGACAAATCAATCAAATCTTTACATTAATATAGAAGGTGCTTGGAATAACTACAATAGTTATATACAAGGATTTGGTAATGCTACTATAGGTCCAGGAACAATTAATTCTGCAGCATTATTGGATAATGTAATTGTATCTTCTAAAATAGTTGCAGGAGCAATTGGAACTGACCAGCTAGCTGCTAACGCTATTACTGCCAATAAACTTGCAGCTGATTCTGTAACAGCTGCAGCTATCGCAGCTGGAACAATTACCGCAGCACAAATAGCAGCAGGAACTATATCTTCAGATAATTTAGCTGCTAATGCTGTTATTGCTGGAAAAATTGCTGCAGGATCAATATCTGCTACAGAAATAGCAGCTGGATCAATTGGTGCTGAACTTATAGCTGCTAATGCCATAACTTCTGCAAAAATTGAAGCTAATGCTATTACAGCAGTTCAATTAGCTGCTTTTTCAGTTTATGCAAATGCTATACAAACCAATTCTATAACATCAGCACAAATTGCAGCAAATGCCATAACATCGGTGCAATTGGCGGTGAATTCTGTTTACGCAAACGCATTGCAGTCCAATTCAGTAACAACAGATGCTTTAGCAGCAAACGCGATAACATCTAAACATATTCTTGCGAATACCATTACTTCTGCGATGATAGACAGCAGAGGTTTAACTATAAGAGATAGTACAGGCAATTTATTACTTGGGCAAGGTGCAGGTGCTCAAATAGTTTTAGCGAACACAATAGTTGTAGCAGATAATTCGGGGACATTAAGAAGTTTATCTAACGTTGTCACACAAGTTTCAACATCTGCTGTTCAATATATTGGCACCTATGCTAATAATGCCTCTGCTGATGCAGCGTATGGTGGAAGTGCCCCCGTCAATTCTGTATATAGAAACACTACAGATAATAATTCTTACGTAAAAAATTCATCTGGCAATTGGGTATTATTTTTATCAGGTGGTTCTAGAGGAAATTACAGAATAGCTAAATCAATTTCTGGAAGTGAATGGGCAGGCGCTGGAGTAGGAGATGCGCAAGCAGTTGCAGCTCTTACAGAATTAGGATTGTCCGTTGTCATTAGAGACGAAGTTACTCTTTATAATAGTAGCACAGGATTTGCCGAAACTAGATTTTGGACCGGAAGTGCTTGGTCAGCTATATCTCAGTATATTAATGGTGGACTAGTAGTGAACGGTACAATATCTGCTAATCAATTAGCAGCAGATTCTGTAACTGCAGCTAAGATATCATCTGGGGCAATTACTACTGCAAAATTGGCGGCAGATGGTATTGACGGTTGCTGTATTAGTGCTGGAACAATATCTGCTTCTAAATTATGCTCAGGTACAGCTTCGTTAACCTGTGGTAGTTTTTCATTAGGGGCAGGAGCTACAATTTGTGTGGCTCAATGTTGTTGGGGTAGTACTGGCGTGTTTCAGAATAGTCTGGCTAACAATTCCGCTGGTATTTTTGATCAGACAGGTAGAGGCTTCGCTCTTATAGCAGCCAATAGAGATAATGCTGGTGCTTATAAACAAGGTGCGGCTGCTGCTTTCGGTAAATCTATTGAAAATGCTTATAATTCTAATTGGAGAGCATTAACTATTGCTTCTGAATGGGAAACAGGACTTACTTCGGTTATTTATGATAATACAGGTAAAACTATAGCATCATCTTATTTAGCTTATGATCAGATCGGGGGTAAAGACGGTTTTATCGGCTCATATAGAAACAGTGTAACTAGCGGATTACAATCTTTTCAATACAATGGGACTGATTATCTTAGAGCATCTGCCTGTTTAGCTAATTATAGTGTAACACGTTATGATACGAGTTGTCCAAAATCTTATTCAGGGGCGGAATTCTATTACCATGAAGCAGATAATCGAACTTGGGATATTTTGTCTGGCCATGCATTTGCATTTTCAAATGTTTGTAAAATAGGTGCTAGTATTAGAACAAGACACCCCGGTTTAAATGTCCTTTCCACTCAAGTAGATTTAGCAGGTTACGTCTGTGGTGTCGCAGCGGGAGTGCAAGCAACTTCATATAATACTGATGGGAGTAGACTTGGGCAGGCAACATTAGCGTTTAATGGTTACGCTTTTTTGTCATCTGGTTGTGCCATATATGGTCCCTTCACAGGAGGACACGACGCATACATTCATCCAGATGAAAACATAGAGATAGGTGATATTGTAGTAGATACAGAAATTATAGCGAAACCTAGTGTATCAGAAACTATAACTAAAGTTACTTTATCATCTATACCTAATCAAAAATCTGTGGTTGGTGTTTATAGTAGTTTTATGGGCAAGGGGAATCTTTCAACTGCTCCTGGTGCTATAACTGAACCTAGAACATCAAATGTGGATTCAAACAGCGAATTGTCTGGCAATTTAAGTTTTTTAATAGATCCAGTAAAACCTGAATATATTGATACACATTTAAACTTTAACTATATTGTAATTAATGCATTAGGCGAGGGCCTAGTAAATGTATGCGGTGAAGGGGGCGATATAGAGATAGGAGATTTAATAACATCTTCTTCTATACCCGGCAAAGGAATGAAACAGGCAGATGATATAATTAGAAATTATACTGTTGCAAAATCTAGAGAAGCAGTAACATTTTCATCTCCTACAGAAATTAAACAAATAGCAGTAATCTATCACTGTGGTTAAAAAATGGCAGCTACAAAAAATTTAGCAATAGATCAGGGTACTACTTTTTCTGATTTCATTATCTATAGAGACAAGTCAAAAACTGTTATAGATATTACTGGTTTATCTCCTCGTGCTAGTATGAGAAGATCTTACTATAGCGCCAACGCTACTACTCTTAACACTGCTATTAATAGTAATTCTGGAGGAAATATCAATATTTCTTTAAGCTCATCTGAAACGTCTAACCTGAAAATTGGCAGATATGTATATGATGTTGAACTTTATAATTCAAATGTAGTATATAGAATACAAGAAGGCATCATAACAGTCTTTCCAGAGGTCACAAAATAATGGCTAATATTACTACTAGAGAACAACTTAAAGATTATTGTCTTAGAGCTTTAGGCCATCCTGTTATTGAAATAAATGTGGATGATGATCAAGTAGAGGATCGAATAGATGAAGCTTTTCAATTTTATAGAGAATACCATTATGATGCTGTAGAAATGGTTTATCTAAAAATTCAGTTTACTGAAGAAGACATTACCAATCAATATGTGTCAGTTAGCGATATGGTTGTTGGTGTTAATCGTATTTTGCCTCTTACAAATAGAACAAGAGGTTTAAATATGTTTGATATTAGATATCAGATATTGATTAATGATTTATATTCATTGATGTCCACTGATTTGATTTATTATTCTATGGTAAAAATGGAACTAGAATTAATTAATCAATTACTTGTAGGACAAAAGCCTGTTAGATTTAACAGACATATGAATCGTTTATATATTGATTGGGACTGGGAAGCTGATATCGATCCAGGTAGTTATGCCATAGCTGAATGTTATAGAATACTCGATCCAAATACTTACACCGATGTTTATAATGATATGTTTTTAAAGAAGTACACTACTGCACTTATTAAAAGACAATGGGGAGTGAATCTAAAGAAATTCTCAGGTATTCAACTACCTGGAGGTGTTATGCTTAATGGAGAT